TTATTACTTTGCAAAACTATTAAACTATCGTTCCTAATTCCAGACAACCATAATTCGTAATCATCTTGTGATATATGTTCACAGCTAGTGTTTATGACAATATCTGCATCTGACCTAATTACACACATGTCACTGGTAATAGCACGAAATTTTCCTGCATGAGTTTCTATCTGATTCATAGTGTGGGCTATATCTTGACAATCAGGGTCAATGTCAATACTACGAATAGTTGATATGTGTAAGTTACTTTGAAACAACATGCTGGCTAGTACTCCAACCCAGCCACCGTGAATGTCTACTGACAGTAGTGTTTTATTGATATAGGGACGAACAACAAAATCTAAACTATCTATTAACCACTCTTTGCTTTTTATTTGACCGTTCCAAAATGCATCCAATGTTCTTAGGGGATCTTTACTACCACGAATAGCTCTCATCCAATGATGTAAATGGTCTGTGTCTATTTGCATGGTAGTTACTATATCAAAATAGTATCTTAATTTTTTTATAGCGTTCGAAACATGTCATAAATCCCTCACCCGGGACTACTTCAACTAAGTAGTCTGGTTGTGCTAATTCAGCCGGTACTGCTAAAATGTTAGCTACGGTGCTGTCTTCAAATGGGTTTTCATCACTATGTTTAAATGTTTCTGCAATAGGCTTAGTTCTGCAAGCTACCCAATATTGTTTGTATTTTCTAGCTTCTAAAAACTGTTGGCAGTTATTCCAAACATCCCATTCCATTGCTTCATAAAAGATAACAGGTCTGAATTTGCTGATAGTCTTAACACATCCTTGTAGTGCTTCAAACTCATGCCCTTCTACGTCAATTTTGATAACGTTACAGTGGGCAAGTTCTACATTATCTAAGGTAAGCATTCTAACAGGAATGCCTTCGCTACTATTAGTGATATGTATATCACCGTAGTTAGATTTTACTTCGGGGTCGAAATCTTTTAAAACACGTTCAGATTTTTTATTACTAGCGCCAGCGTTGATAATTTGAATTTTAGGGTAGTCTTTGCTGTTGTAAGATGCTACTGCAAAATGCTTAGGATTGGGTTCAAATCCCAGTGCATTACAGTTTGTTTCTTTATGCACCGCTACTAAATGATATCCAACGTTAGTACCTATATCGATATATTGACTAGTATCATCGGGTAAGTATTGCTTAATTATGTTAATTTCTGCTTGGCAGTATTCACCGTACATGTCAATTGACTTACTTACAGTGTTATCATTTCTATATACCAAAAAGACTCCCACTCTACTATCAGTAAGTAGCAGTGAATCCTTCATTGAATCGATGGTTTGTTGAATTTCTTCTTCAGTTGACATTAAAAAATCTCTCAGTTACTATAATTTATAGCAAAATACAGTAACCAAAATATTTATTGCTGACAAGTTCTAGTACGTGTGATAGTGCCATCAGAGTGATAAGTTTCAGTCCACGGCGTACAGTTTTGACTTTGTATTACAGGCTGTTGTTGAATAACTACTTGTGGTTGTTGAACTACGAGAGGTCTATTGTAGATATCGTATATGACTGCACCCACTATAGCACCACCAACAACTTGTCCCAAACCCCATCCACCACGCTGATGGCCGTGTCCGTGACCATGATAGCGAAAATGATGTTGAGCAAAAGCGGGAACGCTAGCCAATAATAACAATAGTGCAAATATAAATTTTTTCATAACATTCTCCTAGTCATACTAATATAACGCCTCAGAGGACGTTTCCGTTGACACATAACTATATTTAGTAGTCTTGGTTGTCCGAATCTACTACAAGCCACCCAATTGATAACAAATCTTTTCGTATTTCATCAGTCACTACGCTTTCGGCTACACTGGCTTTAGTTTCCAAATACTTTTCTTGTGCTTCTCTACTAAGCTGGTTATATTCTTCGTCAGTTAGGTCTTCGTTGTTACGTATGCCGCTACAGTACCAGTCAATATAATCACCCTCTTGTCGTATGTCAGCAACTATTCCACCAGCGTATCTCCATGAACAACCCCATCGTTTGTCTGATAATATAGGCCACACATCGTTTTTAATAAATTCATTGTTGCACATTGCGGCATAGAGATGTTGCGCATAGATACTATCATTGCACTTCTCTATGATAAGTTCGCTGGTTCGCAAATCATATTCCATATTATCAATGCGCCACTCATCAGTTTCTTCTAAATCTAGTTTATGTTGAGTACTAGTTTTAAAATACTCTATCATAGAACGTGCAGTTTCATCCTGTGGATCTTCTATGAGTTTTTTCTCATAACGTTCCATACTAAATGTTCCTCTCTGAGGACTTCTGCTTATCATTTTGTTTTACTTTCTGTTTACTATAAAAAATATGATTACCTATTCTTGCTACTTGTTTATATGGCCAGAACGGATCAACGGTCAAGTTATGAAAGAATAATGCACTTCTAGGTAATACATCATGGTATGCATCATACGCTAACACTTGATATGCAATATCCATTGCTTGTATATATTTAGGGTCGTTGACGTTTATTTTTTGTCTGTTCTCGCATACCCAACTAAACTGGCAAAGTCTAACTTTGTATTCATCTAATGTTTCTTCATTAATCTTGGTTACCATTGTTACTTGGTATATCACGTTGCAAGGAGTACTAGCAAAACCGTGGTTTACTCTATTCATTACTACTCTAGCTACTGCTGCCTTTCCAGTAATACTTTCGCCTCGGGCTTCATAGAATATATTTTCAGCTAAACATTTTAATTGTTTGTTGTCAACTGGTTTGGCTTCTACAACTTCTGCAATTTTTTCTGGTTCTGGTTCTGGTTCTGGTTCTATACTGGTGTTACTAAGCACTACGATAAGTGTAAATACGACTAATAATATTGCAAATATCTTAGTGGGATTTAGGGCTATATTTTTCATATACACTCCTTTTTCTATACATAGAATACACTATGTAAGGGTTAATGTCAATTGTTTTGGATTAGATTATATGATCCCAGCAATCGCAGTTACATAACACAACTTCATCGATTGCCTGAGACGGCGTAATAATTGACGGTTTTACGATATCAGTAATATTAATTAAATCTATCGATGATGGGACTAATGTAGTCCACGGCGATGTATTCGGATTACCTGTATTTGGGTTAATGACCGGATACGGTGAAGCAATGTCTGAATCATTTGGTGTTGTTTCATTATTGCTTGAACCTGTTATAACATCTCCCCACGGTGGACCAACTGGTCCAGGACCGCCCGTTATGATAGGCAGACCAATCAGAGGGCTAGTAGTGATTAGTGGTACTGTAATAGTATTACCTGTTACAGGATCTGTTTTGGTAGTGGTTGGTATTGAACCGTTGACTCTAGGCAATGATAATTTCTCAATACCAACCTCATTGTCTTGTTCAGCTCCGGTCAATCCTAGTCTATGCGCATTACGTACTTCACGCATACTACCAATCATACTGTTACCTCCCACTTTAGAAGTATCAGTTATGGCTTCTAAGTTTTGTACAGGACCCCATTTTTCTGTCTGAGTAGCATAGCCATTCAAACTTTCCATGAATCCATATATCTCAGTGACAGTAGTATCTAGGTCAGGTAAATATTTTTCTTGTCTTAATCCTAGACTTCTAGCATTCTGTTCTAATCTCATGTGTTTGCCGAATACATTGTATAAGTTATTAGCTGTTACCATTAATGCAGGATTGTTGGTTGCAATAGATGCAATCTCAGTGTTAGCATCATTTATTAAAGATTGAACCACACTGTTCATAGTAGGCCATCCAGCTGTACCAAAAGGAGAGTTAGTTCCACCAGTATAAGGATAACTAATATATGTTACAGGTGGTGCCTGTAAACGATATTGAATTCCGGGATTAGCAGGAGTTGATCCACCTGTACCATAAGTCACCCATGATCCGGGTATGGATGATAAATTTAAATTTACTATTCTACCATATGTACTTGGTGCATTACTAGGATTAGTGTCAGGATTACAAGTAAGAAGTGCACCACCGGAACTAGCAAGAGTACCATCAGAGAAGGTGTAATCGCCACCCGGGCCCGGGGCTCCGTTTCTTCCATAACCGCCGCCTGAATCAGTTATAGTAGTGCTGTTGATTCTATACTGCCATGTGTATACGCCTGAATCAGGACTTGTTTCAACTGCTCTTTGTTCCGTAGTTACATTGAATGTAGCTTGTTTCCAAGTTATTGCTAAGTACAGTTCATTGTATATTTTAAACAACTTTGCAGTTTGTAAACTCTTAATATACCCTTCTAATATTCGCCAATCATACGAGAGACCTGACATTGCTCCAAAGAAATCACAAGTAGTATATCTACCTTTTTCGCCATTGCCTAATGCAATAAGTGGCAGTGTGGTATTTCTAATAGGTTGATTTGCAGGGACATTTGTACCATTAACTCCTAGATCAGATACTGTTTCTAAATTTTGTACTACTTGACTAAATCTTTCAATATCCATTGACTTGATGTTTTTAATTTGTAACATTGTCGTAGAAAATGCATCACACGCAGAAGCTAATGACTCTGGTAAAATTATTTTTAAGCTCTCACCATAGTTGTTTACTATGTAAGAAGTTACTTCGCCGGCAGTATATATTAGGTAATAAGTTTTACTATTAGTAGGGCCCGGTACACCATTGTATGTAGGTGACGTTAGTGTAGCATAACTATTTGGGAACAAATACTTTGGATCTAATAAATCTGCAAGTGTTCTTACTCCTTTGGTTTGACAATTCAAACCTATCATAACTTCAACAAGGTCTATACCCATGACAATACAGTATGCGCTATATAGTTTTTTCTGCTGGTCAGTACTAGGCTCTGCCCCTGCAACAAGAGAATCTATTTCATCAGAAGAAAAACCGGCTGCTAGTAATGCTAGATTTACCGCTTTAGTAAGTGACTTAGTTTTAAATAACGTTCTTAATAATACTACAGGGCTACCGAACTTATCGATATTATGCAAGTCAATACTTCTACCGGATGCAATTAAGTCTTGCCCCCAAAAGAACAATGCTAAGGTAACTCCCGAAAAATCAGCAGTTACTAGGTCGTTCATATTGCTATATGCACCATCTAAGTATGTATCTGATGCATTCATTGCATCAATCGCTTTGTTTGACTGACTAATAAATCCATGAGCCATATTAAACGTGAACAAGAAATCAGTGTATGATCCGTTGTTTATATAAAATTCATAATGTGCTTGTAACGGTATAATACGTAACCATCCGAAACTAGTATACTCACTTGTGTAAGGTACTGCATTAGGGTAAGGATTAAGTGATGCTGTTCTAGTATATTCAGGTGGTTTGCTGTCACCCAATGCTGGGATAGAAGTAGAGCCTATTGAAATTAAATTATTATAGACAGTCAGGTTACTGTTTAAGAATCCTGCTCTAATACTCAACACCAACATACGCAATACAGTACCTTGTGTAGTAGATCCCATTACATAATTAGATAGGGAGTTACTAGTTCCCATATGACTTTGTGCAACTGCGTTGATGCGTAAGCCTTGGTTCTGAACAAAAGACCCTAAACTGTTTAAGTTAAGGGGAGAATATTTACCGGTTAAACTCATGGCACGAATACATCAGGACTACCTTGTACGATACTATGACCGCAACTGTTTCCTGACCCTACTCTAAGAACAGGTGCACCTTCT